GGACGAGAGACATAATGATACTCAGTGCTACGGTTGCTGAGACCAGACAACTTATCATCAAAGGCATCTTGGGTCTTCAGTTCATCTTCCAGTTCATCCTCAAACCCACTCTTGGCATTGAGTTCATCAACATCACCAGAGTTGTCACCACTCTGATAACTAGGCGTATCCAGTTGGGGATCGTTGTCGTCAGTGGATTCGTTACTTTCAGAATCTTGACCTTCTTCATTGATACGATCAGATTCACCTTCCTGACCAGACTGACTTTCATCAACCTTCTCCTCCTCAGGAGACTTCATATACAGGAAGATTGCCTTAGCAGCTTCAACTGCTTCATCAAAAGTTTCTGCTTCGGCAGTTTGATTGACAAACTGCTGTTCTTCAGCAGAAAAATTAATTTTGACAAACGAACCAACCTTGAAGTAGAGATTGATACGGTCTGCCAGATTCATGGCATCCAGATCCTCATCAGCAATATCAAAGAAGTCATCATCCTGCATTTCCTGATACCCACGATAGAAGGTCTTAGGGAGACCAGGATATTTGCGTTTGATCAACTTCTCAATGCGAGCATCCTCAGTGATGTTCACGAACCCCATAGGAACACCCCACACATCTTCATTGGGGGTGAATAGGGCATGACCCACCTCATGTGCCACCAGAAGGTCATAGACGGTCTCAGAAGCACGATCCCAGATCGGCAGGGTAAGCAGACGACGATCCACATCAAACGATGCTGTAGAGACCTGACGGTGCTCGATGATGAGATCTTCGGTTGCCAGCAGTTTAGCAAGAGTGCCTTTGACTTCTTGGAAGGACATCGGGAACCATTCGTATGTACCCATTATACGAAGAAACCCCCCGTTGCTGGGAGGTCATGTGACACTTTTTAAAGTGCTTCAAACGTGCTTTTGCTTGACGCAATGCCTGTGGTTTGAGTTTTCGTTTTTGCTCCTTCTTGGAGTGGTGTTGCCAGTTTGGTGTGTTCATGGCACCATTCTACTGAATCCTTTGAACTTCTCAAACTTTATCACATTTTGAAACTTGTCGTACATCTCTGTCTTGTGACTGATAACAAAGATGTTGGCATCCTTGATGACGAACCTAATAATCTTCAGGAAATCATCTGTACCGAAACCATCGAGTGAACTGTCAAACACTTCATCCATAATCAAAAGGTTGGTGTTGGCAGAGTTCTTGAACCTAGCAACTTCCCTCCAGGTGAAGAGAAGGGCTAAGTCAATTCTCATTTTCTCACCCTCAGAAAAAGACGAATACGAGAACTTGTCGTGGATGGGTGATTTGATTGTCTCGTTAAACTCTTCATCGAGTTTGAAGTTGATGTAGAAATCCATCAACTGGAGATAACGATTAACCTGTTGGTTGATAAGTGGGAGGTACTTTTTGATAATTTTAGTCTTGACTCCACCGTCTCTTAAAAGATCGTAAGCAAAACTCTGGTAGTTAACCTCTTCTTTTTTCTCAGCAAGTTGGTTGAAAATGGATTGTAGCCCTTCTCTAAGCTCTTCTAACTTCTCATGTTCAGAATTTCTGTTTTGTAACTGATCGGTAATAGTTTGAATTTCCGATTGTAAATCTCTTGACTGTCGTTGAAGTCCAGAAATTCTAGTATTGTTTTGAGAAATGCCATGCGTTAGAGAAGTAACCTCCTTTGATAAATTGGTGAAGAGAAGCTCTCGGGTTTCTTCCTCCTTTATCGACTCCTCCAGCTTTTTAAAACCTTCTTGGAGTTCCTTTAACTTAGATTGAGCTTCACTGATATTATCTAGGCGAAAACTTTCTTCAATTCCTTGCTTACAGGTAGGGCAGACCGTATTCTCTTCAAAAAACTTATGATTTTCGGTAAGGGTTGCTACCTTCTGAGACAAAGTGCCTTTGATGTTACCAAGTTGTCTTAACTTTTTATTAGCATTAGCAAACTTAACAACCTCCTCTTGCTTATCATCCAGTTGATGATTAAGATCTCTGTTCTTCAACATCAACTTATCAATGTCACCGTCAATCTCTTTGATCTTAGAATACTTTCGATTGATAGTCTTCATCCCCCGTGCTTCTAGATCTTCGATGAAGTGCTCCTGCATTTCAACTTTATCCTTGGCAGCATTCTTCTTAACTTCAAGAGATCTGATACCTTCTTTGTTCTGACGAATATCCTCTTTGATGAGGTTGTTCATCGCAGAGAAAACACGAATATCAAGCAGATCTTCAATCACTTCACGACGATGTGATGACTGAAGTTGCATGAAAGGAGTGAATCCAGCAGAACCCAAAATCACAATTTGAGTGAAAGACTTGTAGTTCAGTTTGAGAATGTTCTCCTCAAGTATTTTCTGATTAGCACGATCATCTGCTTCCTTATGAAGCATGTCACCATTCACAATGATGTCAAACACGTTTGGTTTGATACCACGACGAACGGTATATTCCTTACCACCAACCTTAAAGTCAATCTCAACAACACAACCTTTCTCATTGGTAGAGTTGATCAATTGTGGTTTGTTGATCTTTCGGTATGGTTTGTTGAATAGAACAAAGCACAGTGCATCCAAAAGAGTGGACTTACCAGCACCATTAGTTCCAACAACTAGATTAGTTACATTATCAGTAAATGATATTGTAGTAGGAACATCTCCAGTGCTCAGAAAGTTCTTCCAAGTAATTTTCTCAAACAGAATCATTTTCGTTGGGGGGAATCACAATGTCCTCTGGACCAATAACAGCATATTTGTAATTATAAGCGTCACATGCTTTTAAAGCAAGCTCATCATCAACTTCTACAACAGACAATTTTTTATGTTTTTCATTATTTTCATGAAGAAGCATTAGATATCTTTCGGCATCATCCTCTTCCTCAAAAAGAAAAAGCACATGATCATCATTAGCATCTACGACAGCATATGCTCCAGAAGAATTTTCAGATGCTAAAAGAAACATTATTCGACTTCGCAGGCTTCTCTATAAATCTTCTCAAAGAGTTTTTTAATAATAGTTTTATCTAGTTCTGTTTCAGACTCATCAATATAACGATGTAGGATAGACATCGTATTCTCAGACTCTTCAACTTCAAAGTCATCATTCTCTTCGATGGCAAAGTTCTCAATTACCTTGACTTCTTCAGCAACAGAAGAAATCTTATCGACGAACTTTTCAAAAGACTTGGGATCAGACTTCTGACGAACAATAATCTTTACAATTTTGCCAGAATATTCGGTAGCATCGAACAATTGGTACGGTGTGTCCTCATAATACACGTTGTAGAACATCCTGAAAGGATTGTTCACTGGTGTGTGTTCTAAGGTTTCGGTATCAAAGATATGGAAACCTCTGCTGTCGTTTACATCATTCCAATACAACTCATAAGGATTGCCAAGATAGAAAACCTTGCCGTCATCAGAACGGGTATGGTAGTGACCAGAGAAGACTTTCTTGAAACTACCAATCAGTCTGGTGTCGTCTCTTGCCTCTTGCTGAACGTGCCCTCTGTGTGCTCTGAACCCGTTCAGTTCAAGGTGACCCATGGCAATCTCAGCAGTGCTGTTATCAATGGCACTGTAGGTCTCTTGACGATTGTCATCATTGATCCATGGAAGGAACATGATCTTCCTGCCGTCGATTACCTTCTCGGAAGCAGAAGAGATAACCACCACATTACTATACTCTCGTAGGAGTAGATCCACTGTGTTAATGTCGTTAGTGTTCTTGTAGTAGGCAGTGTGATTACCCACAACAGTATACACGTCCACTCCCATATCCCGCAGACGGTCATAGTAATTCTTTTTAGCCCACTCCAGAGACCAGAGATCAATAGACCTGCGGTTGTCAAAAGTATCTCCCATATCGATGACACATCTGATAGATTCTCTTTCAAGAGTTGGAAAAAATACTTCATTGTAGAACTTTAAAAAGTATTCGTGAAAGAACTTACTACCTTTTCTGGCACCGAAATGCTGGTCAGTGATAATGGCACACTTCATTGACGGTTCAACTTGTAGTGAATCTTTTCTTTGATACTATTATAGTCGGAAGACGTGCCATTTGCACCATCCTCAACGACCATTACCTGATCATATCCAGTCTTTTCAATAATCTTAGTTTTGATTTCCAGTTGCTTCTTCTCTTTCTGAATCCTTCTCAGAAATGCGTAATGAATAATCTGAGTAAAGTAAGCAAAAGGATTTGAAGACTTTGCTGGATCAAAGTTCAACATGTACTGAACACAGTTCTCAATACCATCAGAGATCATGTCCTCACGGAACATGTAGTTCACAAAGTTAGGCTTGTAAGAAAGGTGAGTCGCAATCTTCAGAAAACACTCACCCAAATAATTTGTGATGCGTGGTTTATTGGGACTGGACCAGTTCTTAAGTTGATCGTCTGTAATATCAGGGTTTTCTTTTTGTGCTGCTTTACGAACTTTAATTCGATACTCCACAATGGCAGCAAGGAAATCCTTGTTATTTACATAATGCTCTGATCTTTCTCTGACTGGCATAACATTTCTTTAACTCTGATTAATTGTTTATATTATACCACAAATTACCAGCTTGACACAATCACGATTCTTGAGTAGAATCACCCTTGTGGTGGTTGTCAGAGACATCTAGCTTGTATATTTCTTCTAGTTTAATTCTAGCTTCTGTTACTGTTCCTAAGTAACCCATTTTTTTATCAGGTGTTACTTGTTGAGATTCCTCTTCTTCATCATCTTCAATTGTTTCGTCAAGAAACTTTTTATAGAACTTGATGATCTCTTTATTAGTGATCTCTGTAATGGTTACTACTTTGTCCATACTGATGGTGTAGATATCCTCATCAGGGATTTTCATCCAAGGTTCTACTTTTACACCAGAAACCAATCCCCTTTTCACTATTTTCATAATGACGGGATTGCAGAGAACGACAATACTATTGCCGTTAAGATCCGTGTCAAGAGAAGCAATAGAGAAGATTTCTTCTCCTGTCACTAACTTTACTACGCAATAGAATTCATCTGTCATTTTCCCTTTAGTGTGATGTTTACAAATTCATAGTTAAATTCCTCTTCATTGTAAATCTTAATTCTTTCAATGAGATGGTTGAGTGTGTAATTCTTTCTTGTCTTATAACTACAATCATCGGCAATGTCATAAAGAGTAGCAGTGAACTTGTTGCTACCTTTACGAAGAACCCTACCAATAGATTGAAGGTTTCTAACTCTTGATTTGCTTGGTGAAGCAAAGATAACGTTGTGAAGGTTTTTGATATTAATGCCAGTAGAGAAGGTGCCGTATGAAGCAATGATGATTGCGTTGGACTCAGCTTCAGTGATTGATCGTGCTCTTTCTCTTTCTTCTACATCAACACCACCGTGGATGAAGAAAACTTTTCTATCTTCTTTTACATTGCTATTTATCATATCGTATAATATCTGTCCATGAGTTTCTACTCTTGAGAACAGCACAAGAGTATTTCCCTTGAGATCACAAGCAAGATTTTTGATGAAGTTATTTCTTTGTTCATGAGAAATTAAATATTGAACTTCATCTTCATAGGTATCAAACTTCTGAGGAGTATGCTTCAAGATCAGGATCTTGGCATTGAAGTTAGCAAGATATCCCTTCTTAATCAGTTCCTCTGTTCTGATGATCTTGTATGCTGGTCCAAACAGTCCCTCTAAGACCCATTTATGCGTCTGTGTGCCGTCTAAAGTACCAGTGAACCCATATCTATACTTCGCATCACATAACTTGGTCATGATGCTGATTAGAGACTTAGATTTGAATAGGTGTGCTTCATCACCCATCACCACATCAAATCTCTCAAAGAAGCTCTTGGGTAACTTATAGATAGATTGCCAGGTAGTAATGACTACAGGAGCATCAGTATCCTTGTCTTTGCCACCATAGATCTTATGACAGTTAGCAGATGCATCCCACCCGTAATCCTCAAAGTCCTTATACATTTGCTCTACCAGACTTGTCGTGGGTACAACTAGCAGGGTATTTCTATTGTGAGCTGTATGATATCTCACGAGAGAGTAAATCATCAGAGATTTACCTGAGGCAGTGGGAGATATCAATAATCTTCTATTGTGTTTTAGAGCATCGTATACTCCCTCTATTTGATACGATCTAGGTTCGTGACTACAAATAGACTTCATGTAATCACGGACACCCTCAATGGAAATCATTCCATTTTCTTCAAAGGGTAGACCGTAATACTTGTTATCCTCAAACTCATATTCATATCCCATCTCCTCACAGAACTTGACCACCTTGTGAAGGAGACCGACATAGATCTCTCCACTAGACTGGTTGAACAATCTAATCTTTCCATCCCAATACTTGCTCCTGTATTGCGGCATAAACTTTGCCCCAGGAACATCGAAGGTGAATGTATCAGACAGTTCCATGTACACATGGGGTTCTGCCTTAATTCGTAGATATACTTCGTTCTTTTTTGAAATGGAAACTGTATTCATCAGAAACCTCTTTGGAAGTTCTGCCACTCAATCGCATTCTTGATCTGATAAGTTCTGTTATTAACTTGTTTCAGAATACTCTCAAGATAATTGAGCATGGCATCATGATAGTCAATCTTCAGACGAATCCTAGACAGTTGTTCGTCTGCGTCTAAATGGTAGTTAAGAGAATCTTTCTCTCTTACTTTGTATGGAAAAGGATCGTCTTCGTAGACTTCTGGATCTGCTTTTCCGTTATAATAATTTCTGCGTTCAAGGTATTTGGTTTTATAATTTTGTTCTTCCTTCTTTTTCATCAGAAGAACTGTATTATATAGTTCATGATATTTTGCGTGTAATTGAGGAATCCTCAGTGATTCTTCGTGCAAATTGTCGGGGTCAAGGATGGAGTCATTCGACCACATCTCATTAATAACATCAAGGTTCATCTAGTACGACTTACAGTTTCAATATTATAGATGGTATACTTGAAAGTTACAGTTGCTGTCAATGTCTGGTAGTCAGTATTTGTTGCGTCAAACTGAAGACCAGATAGACTGTATGGGAATAATCCGTTAAATTTAACTTTGGCAATATTATTGAATTGATTATTCAAAATCAATAAAGTACCATCACTATATTGTTGATCCATATCAATGACATTGTTTTGATCGGTGACCAAATCAATAAAGTCTTCAATACTGTTTGGAAATCCCAAACCTCTCATCCAGTTATGAATAGTGAGGTAATTTTCTAACTGTTCGTCAACAATAAACTGTAGTGTTAAATCTTCAAAAACCAATCTGTCACCAGCAAGTGGCAACTCTTTCAAGTAGTTTGGTGCGTTGACTGTTCCAAGTGTCAGACCAGGTAGATTGGCAGTGTTAGAAAAGAAATCCACCTTTGGAAATCTGGCAAGCGTAAAATTGAATCCTACATTTGACAGGTAGTTTCTATTCTGAATCTGCTTATCAAAAGGATCTCTAGTAGGAGCAGCCATGACTTGCCATACTTTACGACACTATTTATCGGCATAAAAAAGGGGGGTCGTCACCCCCCAAACTTTATTCTAAAATGTGCCTACAAATTCTTTTACAAATTGATTGAGAATCATCGCACTCAATTAAACATTCGTAGTAGTCATTGATAAGATCGAGTTCTTCCTCCAACTCATTTACTGTTTTCTCAAAATGACGCCACTCATCCAGTTGATTGCGACTCATTAAGTTGTGCATGATAACCTCCATGCATACCGACACATGACGAACCTAAAAGTTTTCGACTCATTTTAACCTCCTCATATCACTATACCGTATTTAGAGTAAAATGTTTGATTTTATACAATAACGCAAAGAAAATTTATGCCTACGAGTTTATACCTAGGCATAAAAAAAGGGGACCTTTCGGTCCCCAGAACTTCCTTCACACGGAAGGATATTATACCAGAATCACATGAGGTTGGCAACCTTGACTCTCTGGTAGTAACGGTTAACGCCAGGATAGACACGACCCAGACCCTGGTTATCAACATTACCTTCTGCGAAGGGGTTGGAGATAAGACCGTAACGAGTCTTAAAGCCGATCTTGGGCTGGAAGGTGTTCTCCCCGACGGCACGAACCATCTGGAGGGGAACATAGGGGCAATAGAACAGACCAGCATCGTAGGGGGAAGAACCCTTGTATCCAACGACGTAGTACTGGTTAGCAGCAGAGTTAGCAGCAAAGGGATCGATGTAAACTCTGTACTTACCGTTGATGGTTCCAGCAAAGGTGTTGCCAGTGTCATCAACGTTCAGGTTTGCGTTCAGGGCAGGGGTGTAATCAAGTACACCAGCCATGGTCAGAGCAGAAGCAACGTCAGCAGAAGTCAGGATGATGTTGCCCTTCCCTCTACGAGTTCTCTGAGCAATGCGGTTCGCATCTCTTTCGATTTGGAACAGCAGACCCTTGAACTTCTCAACGGACCAACGACCATTGGAGTCAACGTCCAGGTCGAATGTACCTGCGGTGGCAACGTTTGCCTGAGCACCGTTCTCAGCAACCTTATAGATGGTTCTGATGACTTCACGGTTGATCTCAGCAAGAATCTCAGTGCTGAGGATGTTTGCCAGTTCGGCTTCGGCATTCAGACCGTGGATAGCACGAAGGTCTTGTGCCAGTTCCAGGGAGTACTCAGCCTTCAGAGCACGGGACTTAGCAGTAACGGTAACTTTCTCGATCGAGAAAGCCATCTGACCGAAGTCCTGCTCACCAGACTCACCCAGAGACTCGGAAGTACCAGTCTCCATGCCTTGACCGACATTGTACTGAGTACCGATGCCAGTCGTGGTGCCAGCACCAGACAGAACGGAGG